ACTTCTTCGCTTAGGCGGTGAGTTCTTGACATTACATACCCGTATAAGGGTCAACAGCCTGTTCAAATGCCATTTTTGGAACTCCACAGGAATGTTATAAGAAATCATCCAGTAGTAAATAAGCTCCGATGTAACCGTTTCTTTGTGCCCTCTGGCCTGCTTGTCCTCAATAAGGCAAGTAGCGGTCATCGGCGCTTCGATATATGCGTTGATAGCGGCGTAGTTTTCAGCAGACAGCCGAGTATATACTTCGGGATCGACATTTTGGGTCAAGGTCATGCATCGTACATAATCAAGAATTTCCTCATCGGTTTTTTCTTGTTTTCCGAGAAATGCCTTGTTCCATTTACTTTCCCATTTTGAAAGAGAGACCAAGGAATGCTCCAACTGCAAAGTCTGCTCTTTCTTGTAGACAAATTCCTCATGGATTTCATCCCAAAACTCGGCAGCCGGCACAGTAATTTTCAGCATTCCTTAGTCCTCCGAGTTTTCTTTAATTGGATGCGATGGGCGCAGCCTGCTTATTGCCGTTGGCGCGCATCACACGGTTGACAAATTCGGATGCAGCACCTGCATCGGTGACAAGCTTCTCGAACAGCACCTCATAAGCGGGAGTTTCCATAAAGCCTCTGGAAATTTCCTCGGACTTCATGAAGCGTCTGCCATCATCGCTCTTCTCGCCATAGGCAGTCTTAATAAAGTTCTCGAAGAACTCCATAATAAGCGCCCCATTCGGACTGGCAGCGATACTCTTGAGCTGAACATCGTAGCCACCCTTGGCACTCGCCTGCATCTTTACGATTTCAGGCTTGGACAGGTCGAAGTAGAAATCTTCGGTTCTCTGAACGCCATTCAGATCGGTATAAGTGATAGTTTCCTTAGTCATTGAATTTTTCTCCTTTCAAATTAAAAAAAGTAGGAGCCGCCAGCTTACCTGAATACGGCTCCATAATTATACAGATTAGCCCTGAGGATTCAGAGTCTTATCGAACAGTTCGATAATCTCATCGGGCAGAGGCAGACGAGGCTCGACACCATCGTTGCCGCCATCGGTGGTCGGGTCCTTACCGTACAGGATCTCTTCCAGCTGAGTCATGAACTCGGCACTAAACTTAGTGGAGTCAAAGGTCAGCGTGGCGGTCGGCTTCAGCTTCTTACCGTTGACCAGCTTGTTGATAGAGACAGGCGTGGTGCTGATTTCCCAGGACAGAGTAGCCGCCTCAGGACTGTCGTTGACAGTGCTGTAACCCTTTTCAGAAGGCGCTGCCAAACAACCATAAACCAGATGCAGCTTATAACCGTAATCGTTCAGATCGGTATCGTTACCCAGAATGGTACGATATGACAAGCCGAAAGTCTTACGGGACTGCTGACCGGCGTACATACCGGGCATGATCTCAACGGAACCATCACACTCGGCAAACTCATCGGGGTACATATATGCCTCGACAGTAGCGCCGAACTCCTCGTTAGAAACCAGGTTGACATACTTGATGTTGTCGGCGTAAATCGGGGAAGCCTCAGCGCCGGAAGGACTCTCAGTAACGGCAGTCAGACCGTTCCATGCAACACCCTTATTGTAAACGCCGCTGGTCTGCATCGGATAGAGAACGCCATGGTCACAGCCGGTTTCATACAGGCGCTCGCCAGTTTTATCCCAAATAATTTTGGACATAAAGATATTCCTCCTTATTAGAAATATAGCGAGAAATTCCAGTGATTCAGGTTCTCGCTTGTATAATATCGTTCAAATCGGCAAGTAGGCATAGAGACCACCTTACCGACAAGCTCACTATCCGGGTCAGAGTCAATGACAGTGACGGAATAGTGTCTGTGAGACGAATAAACCCCGTTATCGGCGTGCACATTTTCGATGTCATCGAGTGCATAAACGATAGCGGGGTATTTCATTTTTACTGACTCAGGAGGTTGAAAATACACATTTTTACTTTTCAGAAGTTCTTCCAGAAAAGTTTGCAGATCAAGCCTGCTCGCCATTGTATACGCCTCCTATAGACAGTATAAGTCTCGGGTACTGAACTTCAACGCTTGTAACTTTCCATTTAGCACCCATAAACTCAACATACCTCATCGAATGAAAATTCTCATTGGCAAATGGATCGGCTACGATACTGATCTCATTCGCAACATTGATGTTGTCGTTGAGTTGTTCCGCAGACTGAAGCCTACGAGTGTTACGAATTAAATCACCATAGTACATACGCTCGATGATCTTCTCTGTCCAAACGCCAGGTTTAGTCTCTTCTGTTACAGCGTAGCCAATTACTCCATAAAATTTAGCCATTTTGAATTTTCACTCCTCGCTGAATTTAGCCGCCAATAGTGGCAGCGACATCCTCCTCCAGAGCGATAGCGGACATGACGCGAGTATTGGCGCCGGAGCAACGAGTCTCCAGCAGGCTCTTTTCCTGGTTGAAGTCGATATCGAAATCAGTGAAGTGAGTGATTTCACCGCCCTTGGTAGCGCCCAGGGAATAATCAGCCAGGTTGACCATCAGTCCCAGAAGCTTCTTGGTCTTGCTGTCCGTGGTAGTACGAGTCTTGCCCTCAAACTGCTCGGCAGTGATGATCTGACCAACATTCAGAGCAGCAGCCAGATCACTGACCTTATCATAAATGCGGCGACCATTCAGATCACGGGCAAGCAGCATGACATTGACCAGATGGGGCGTGCAGTAGAAGTCGGGAGTGCCAGAGCCCTTATACTTCTCACGAGCATACAGCAGAGACTGAATCACAGCTTCCGCATAAATGTAATTCTCGCCGAAATTGGCGGAAGTATTGGTGCCCTGGAGCGTAGCCTTCATACCAGCAATGTCAACGTCAGCATGGATGGTGTACAGCTCGTCATCCAACCAGATCGGGCGGATCTTATCCTCAGCGATCTTGCCGTCAGCACCAACCTCACGACCATCGCCGATCATGATAGCCGTTGCCAGCTCCTCGTTCAGATTCATACGGTCGATGCCGTACAGGTACTGCACCACATCAAAGTCCTGAATATCGATGATGTCGTCACGGTCAAGCTTACTCTTTACATACACGGTCTGAGGATCAGTCGTTCTGTGGAGCAGCTGAATGTTGCCGACATAACCCTTCTGGGCACCCTTCTTGTAACCCTTAGCACGAAGAGCCTCAATGTTACGCAGGTCAGCCTGACGAGTACGGATACGGGAAATAGGGCTCTTATGAACCTTCTTCAGAACCTCATTCACCCAACCCTGGTCAGTGGTAAGCAGTTCGGGAGCACCCGGACGGACATCCTTGTACTCAGGGAACAGGGTTTCAATACCGTCGATACCATGAGCCAGAACGCTGTCAGGATTCTGCTCTGCATAAATGTCCATAGCAGTACGAAGACTGCCGACACTGTTGGACTTAGCCATAGAAATGATGCTTGCCTGGTCAGCATGAGACAGAACCTCGGTCTTCTTCTGCTGATCGTTGTCAAAGACATTGTGTTTCATTGTTTTATCCTCCTTATTGGATTCAGATTTGTTGTCGGAATCATCCTTGGATTCCTTTTCGGGTTCGCCTTCGAGAGCCTGTGCAATAAGTGCATACATGACATTCTGCTGTTTCTCGGACATGGAATCGATCACATCAGCAATCGTCTCCTCATCATCCTTCTTCTCTTCCTTGTCTTCAGCAGGCTTGTCCTCTTTGGAATCCTTCTTCTTTTCCTCTTCCTTCGGTTCATCCTTAGACTCCGCAGAATGAGAAAGACAGAGAGGCATTCCGGTATAGATGATAGCTTCATCGTCGGACATTTCGCCATGCTTCAACATAGAATCGATAAATGCACCGGGGTTAGCACCCTTATGCACCAGACTCACTTCGCAAATGCAACCATGCAGTACATCAGGGCCAGCCTGCTGAAGCTGATTGGCGTAAATGGACAGAGCACAGATGTCACCATGCTTGATAAGGACTTTCGCAATTTCACCATCAGCGGTGTCATTGAGGAAGCCATAGGCGTAAACACCCTCCTCACGGTTCTCAAGCCATGCATGACCAAGAACATCACGAGGACTGTTGTGCTGATGATTCCAGACCAGAGGGACTTTAATGCCGTCATTATTCTTAAAGGCGTCCCGACGAATTACTCGTCCATCGGAACACTTAAGGTCGTTTCGGGTTGCCCAGCCGCTGAAATCACAAGCCTCAACCGAAAAAGGTCTACTCATTTTGAAATTCCTCCTTACTTTTTCGATTTTTGCTTAGAGATTTTGTCGTCCAAATCACTTGCTGACTCTTCAGCTGAATTAACTTCAGTAATAGGCATTTCTTCCGACTGCTGATCGGAACCGGATGGCGCACTCAGGTTCTTATTTCTAAGTTCATCTGCTCTCGGGTCCTCAGAGGGTTTCATACCGACTACCTGACGAATTTCATTCGAAGTCATGATTTCATTTCTTGTAAACTTGTCAGCAATTTCAGCAATATCATTGACAGGAACCAGTTTGAACGGGTCTTTGAAGAATGAAATTGACTGGTGTTGTGATCGGGCAGTTTTGGTCAGAAACTTTCGTTTCATCTCATCAACAATAGCGGAAATGATCGGCTCGATTGTCCGGTTGTTATAGTTCAGCATTGTCTTCTCGTCCGCGGTTCCATCCAAAATGCTCTGAGTGATTCCCAACTGGCTGTATAGCATACTCGTCAAGTATTCAATCTGGGACATCAGGTTGTTGTTCACGGAACGATTCAACTGTGTGATATGCTCAGTACCGTCAGTGTAAGCAATACCATACTTTGAACCTGACAACTGGTTTTCTATATCTTTACGCCGATTTTCGGCCTGTTGACGCCTTGCTTCTGTCTTGATTACATAAGGAAGCTGAATAATCAAATCGAGTTTTCCAGATCCGCTTTGCTCATCAATGACATCAAGTAGGTTAAGTTTACGAATGAGCCGCTGCATAGTAGAATTTGGCTCATTGATAACTGCGTACAGCGGGTTCTCAATGATAGCCACTGCACTTTTCGGCACCACAATATCTTCTTTTCTGCCCGTTTGTTCATTGTACACACGGGCACGAATATACTGCGGATACCAGTCTAAAATCTGTCCGACACGCAGAGACTGAATGTCATACGAACCGGACACATTAGGATCAGTCGTTGTATCGACCGGAACAATTGCGACGCTTCCTTCATCAAACATAGAGACCACTACATCCTGAATGAACGATCGTGCTGTCTGATCGATATTCGCTTCCAAAGTGAGGCAATTATTCAATCCGTCATCGATGACCGAAAGAAAACGCCCATTTTCATCCAACCGAACATGCTGAACATTCAGGGCCGCAACATCAAGCGCAATTCGGTTATAAACCGATGTGACGATTGATCTTTCATTGCCTCTGGACATTCTTGGTCTGTCAGCTCGATATGAATACCCCATACCTAAATCCCGGTAATTCGTTTGAACATTACCAGTAAACGCATTCCAAGCATGTTTCAGTCTGGAACCAAAAGACATCTCCATTTTGAATCATCACCTCCTTAAACCATATCAACATTTTTCTTCTTATAGGCAACTCGACCGGAAGCCCAGATACCATTCTTCAGCTGCTGCATATCATAGCCTCTGTCAGCCAGAGCCATATGCACGCCGACTTCACCTCGTTTTGCAACGAATTGAACGACACGCCCCGAAGGTGCGGTAACATTTTTAACAGACTCATTCATCAGCTCAGCCATTTTCCGATTATAGGAATTGATAGCCGAAGAACTGATCTTACCTTTCGATGTCACAGAAGAAGGATTTTTCAATAGTTGATTGGCATACTGATCGAGTTCTTTGGAAACATCTTTGCGGGCTTTAGATACGATTTTGTCGTAATTTCTATGAGCCCACTTTGCGTCTTTCTTTTCCAAACGCTTTTGACCTGCGGCGGTCAAAGTTCCGTCTTTGTTCTGGAAACGACGAACGCCCCATTTCTGACCGAGAATACCATGATGATACATCTCATCCAACTTGACCACCTCCTTATTCAAATGCATCTCGATTGAGTTTATAAGCAATATAGGCATCCATCATTGCTGCAACAGCATCGATTTTCTGCTCATACCGCTTTTTCAAAAG